GGTCTGCAATTTTGAGCGAAAGCTACACCATCAAGGTTGCTGGCCGTCCAGCTCCCCAAGGCAGCAAGCGCCACGTTGGCGGTGGCAGATTCATCGAAGCGTCAAAATACCTTCGACCTTGGCGAACTGCCGTTTCGACTGCTGCCAGACGCTTGACACCTGACGGCTGGCATACCAAAATGGGTGTGTCGCTCACCATCACTTTCATTCTTGCTCGCCCTAAGTCTCATTTTCGTTCCAACGGCAAACTAAAAGACACAGCGCCACGTCTTTGCCTCGGTCGCATCGGTGATCTTGACAAGCTTGTTCGTGCGGTTTTTGACGCACTCACAGGCATTGCCTACGACGACGATTCTCAGGTTTTTGACTTACACGCTGAACGTCGCTACGCAGTTGGTTACGAAAAGACAGGGGCGATTATCACCGTCACTGCAATCAATGACTGAAATTCCAAACCTTGCTGGCGTTGCCACTAAGGATCTTGTTGAACAAATAGGAGGCGGCAAATTTTCCGCTTCTTACATCAACTGGGCGCGTACCATCAACCTCCTGCATCAACATGCACCCGGCTGGATGGTGAATTACGTCACCAACAACGATGGCGGCTTGGTTCATAAAGCGCCTGGCATGGGCGGCTACCTGCTGATTGGCTTTGAGCATGTTGACGGCACTTCAACGCCGCCACTACCTCAAGCCGTAATGGATCATCGCAACAACGCAATCCCTTACGAAAAAATTTCAGCACGCGACATCACAGACACGCAACGTCGTGGCATGTGTATGGCCGCTGCAATGACCTTTGGCCTTGGTTATGAGCTATGGGCCAAAATGCCACTTGAAAGCGGGTATGCAGCTTCTGAGCCTGAGCCTGAAATGACTTCACGCCCAGCAAGCAAAACCATTACAAAAGCGGCTGAACCTGTCACAGAATCGCCTAAGGTGTCAGACCCAAGCGAAACGCCTCTCACAGAAGACGAAAAGAAAGTCTTGCGCGGTCTTATCGTTGAAATCCCTGAAGCTTCTCGTAAGGCTTTTCTTGACCGATTCCGTGAACGTTTCGGCCTCGAACCAAACAGCAAAGTAGCTTACGCAATCACCAAGAAAAAGCACGAAGCTTTTATCCAGAGTTTGCTGCCTGAATACGCTTGATTAAATGTCAAAAACACCAATTCCTCAATGGGAGCACGATGAAAAACGCCGCAAGAATCATTTTCAAGTACGGCTGGATAATGATCTAGCCACCAAGTTGCGGCATTTCATGCAAAGCCGTGACTACAACGCCAACCAGGCGCTGACCACAATCATCTCTCGTTTTTTCAAAGGCCAAACTAATGTCTGATTATCCTCAAGACGCTTTCACTCTTTGGGCAAATTGCAACAAGGACAAAAAAACTGACGGCGCTTATTGGGCGTCTGCAGAAGTTCCTGTTGAGGAGCTTCGCAAAATGTTTGCTTGGGTTAAAAACGTCGAGAAGGTTAACAATCAAAAAGGCGAAGAATGCGTCAAAATGCGCGTCAGCCTTCGCCCTCGCACTAGCAAAGCTGGGAACGATTATTTGCTGATGGCAATCAGTGATGAAAAGCCACGGCAAGCTGACAACGGTACTGACATCTTCTGATCGGTAACCTAAGGGCAGGCGTAGTGCATTCTGCGCCTGTTCTTCAAAATGGCTGCCATGCTGTTTGATGATTTCGTTTATCCCGGAAATTATGAACTACTCCGCGAATCCTACGAAATACAACAAACAACGCATTACATTGACCACGGAGAACTAATCAGCAAGCGCAAAGCAAAGCGCAATTTTCGTCGATCAATTCTTAACGCCTGGAACAATTGTTGCGCCTACTGCGGCGAACCTGGCGACACCTTGGATCACGTAAGGCCAAAAAGCAAAGGCGGTGAAACCAAACGATCAAACCTTGTCTGCTGCTGCGCAGCGCACAACTCAAACAAAAGCTCAGCCAACTGGGTTGAATGGTTTAGGCGCCAACCCTTTTGGACGGCGGACAAGGAAGCGACAATCTGGATATGGCTCTATCAAGATTTCAATCCTGAAGATTGGGTTCAAATTGCCAATTAACGCAAAACAAGCTGCTAGGGTACTCCCGACTTTCCTTGTATCATGCAGCCTGACGCCTTCAAAACTTATCTGAATGCGATAGGCAACTATCCCTTGCTAAGTCCTGATCAAGAGATTGAGCTGTCAAGGCAAATTCATCGAATGCTTGAGCTGAAAGAGCTTGACCGTGAATTGACAGCGCAAGAAAAGCGACAAATTAAAGTTGGAGAACGCGCCAAAGAAAAGCTCATTAAAAGCAATTTAAAGCTTGTCGTTCACATATCAAAGCGATATTTTAGGCGCCTCGTCTCTAACAACATGGAGCTTATCGATTTAGTGCAAGAGGGCAATATTGGCTTGGATCGTGCTGCCGAAAAGTTTGACGGCACGAGGGGCTACAAATTCAGCACTTACGCTTATTGGTGGATAAGGCAAGCAATCACAAGGGCAATTGATACAAGCGAGCGTGTAGTAAGGATTCCTGCCAACTCCTTAGAAAAATTATTCAGGGTTTTTAAATTTCAACACGAGCACTACATCCATAACCATCGCTATCCAACGTTATCCGAAATGGCGGCTCATGTCGAAATGAAAGAAGATGATTTAATGATGTTGCTTGAAAGATCAACACCACATAAAAGCCTTGACATGCTGGCGACAGAAGACGGTCATAAACTCTTAGACCTTATGGCAGATCAGTCTTACCTTGATGATGATTACACGCCTTCAGAAACTAAAGAACGCCACGAAACCTTGCATGACGCTTTAGGCGCCTTAAGCGATCAACAGCGTCAAATTATTGAAATGTATTATGGCCTAAAAGACGACAAAGAGCATAGCCTAAAAGAAATAGGCGAAGCTTTAAAAATGTCTCGTGAATGCGTACGCAAGAACCGTGATCGTGCTCAACGCATCCTAAGACAACGCTTTAGTCTTTCAATCGGAAAACAGGATCCGCCGCCACCAGTTCATGCGCCTGTCCTGTTCGACTTCAAAACTTTCTCGTAAAAAGCCTTCAGTTTCAAGCTCTGTAATCCGGCCGACGGCTTGGCTTAACAATGTTTGCTGATAATGCGTCTGCTTTATCAGCTGCGCACACAACTTGGCGACCTGATCGTGGTCATCATGGAATAGGACGGAGCGTGCCTCACGCTCTAGTTGCAACTGCTCCTCAAGAGACAGATTGACAACCATCCAATCCGCCCAGGCCATATGCAAGCCTCAATGTTTTCTTGTCTTCAAAATAGCGCCATGAAACCGCCAAAGCTAGAACAATTTGACACTAAACATGGAAAAATCTGGAGGATAACCTGTGCTGGCATGGTCAAAGAGCACCATCAAGAATGGCAGGCACGGTGCTTCTATCATCAAGCGGTCTTGATGTATGCCGGTCGTTTAGCCGATCAAGATTAAACGATGTTTGGCATGACAGTATCGTGATTGTTGTAATGACCCGTGAGTGCATACGATTTCAACGGCACGGCTGACATCCTGAAAAACACCATCTGACCAATCTTTAAGTTTGGGTACAGCGGTAATGGATGATAACGGCGTTCGTTTTTCAGTTCAAGAGTTAGCTTGCTTCCGTGCCAACCTGGATCTGCCCAACCAGCAAGCATGTGACCGTAAAAATCGCGAGCACGGCTTGATTTGAGTACAAATTGTGCGCTGATGCTGTCTGGCAAATTAAATTGCTCAAATGTCTCAGCCAAGCAAATTTCGTTTGGCAGCAAAAGGTAGGGATCATCTTCCGTCCGATCTGATATATCAATTCGGATCAGCTCAGGCTGATCACGAACCTCAACCATCAAGTTAGGCCCAAGACGAACATCAAGGCTTGCAGGGTTTAGCAAATCTTGAGAAAACGGCCAAACCATTTGAGACGCTTCACAAAAACTGCGAATCTCCCAATCAGCAAGAACAGACACGAATTAGCTTTAAGGCTTCACCAAGATAGCCCATCCTGTTGCATTTCCATCAACTTCCCAGCGTTTTAACCAATTGTTGCGACTGTATTTAATACGCTTGCCAGCTGTAAATGAATTGTCAATGTATCCACCGTTGGCAACGTCAGCCTCACCATTGGGATCGTTAAAAACGAAGGCGTCTTCGGTATAGCCAATGCAGCAACTCCAGTGCCCGCCACCATGAGGCGCAGAGGCTGAACCATAATGCAACCAACCAACAGCAACAGGACGATTATTTCTGATCTCGTTTTCAAGCACTGCTGCTGTGCCGTCAGTAATAAATTGGGCATTCAAGCCAAGATCACGCAACGCTAAAACCTGCGCGTCACTTGATGTTGTGTCGCCAAATTTTGCACGGATTGCATTGTACTGATCATCTGAACTGACCTTGCCGTAATACTTAGCGATCATTGCGCAAGTACTGGAAAAGCACTCTCTGTAGCCTGTGCCGCTTTTATTGTCAAGTTGATATTCATAAGGAACGTCTAAAATCCGCTGGTTGCTTGACTGAAAACCTTGATCCTTCATCAGGCGAATTAACTTTTCCGCATAACCAGGATCCGTTGCATATCCTTCTTTGACGAGCAATTTTGCACATTCGTCGGCACTTGTCGCACAATTTACGCCTTTATAGCCTTTAAAATCTTTGTACCAACGACCAACAAGATATCCAACGCAAGCGTTTAACGTAGGAAAATTGATAAAGCTATCCGTAATTTCAATCCACTGTCCATCAATAAACTCTTTTGTAAGAACGCTGGCACCGTCACCTTTTAAACCGAAGAAGTTATTCTTTGCTGAAGTATGCTTGCCCCAGCCAGACTCAAGCGCCCATTGAGCTGCAACACACTCGGGATACTTGGCGCCAGCACGCTTGGCCGCATCAATCACACCATCCCAGGAGTTAGGCGAACTATCCGCTTTGTCTGGAACAGCTGAAGACCAAGTGTTATACCAATTTTGGTCACGGTTAAACACATCAGGAGAAGCCTTCAAGATTTGCGCTTCAAGCTCTTGCAGAGCTGCGTTTTGATGCGGTGCGCCCTTGTAGTAGCGAAACAGGTCAATCAGTCTGATCGGAGTCTTGCTCATACCAAGGTGCGCGAATGTGTAAGTCATCAAGACGTATTGGCGGCAAAGTCGCTGGAGGCTGCGAACGATGCCACTCTTGCTCGGCTTGATCAAGCTTATGATTTAAAGTTGCATGGAATTTTTTGCGCTGAATTACTCGCTGCAAGGTCTCCCACTGTGAACGGGTGTTGAATCGTATGATCCAACGACCGTCTGAAGGAATCAGCTCTTTTTTGCCTTTAATGCTCGCAGCGCAGTGAACATAAGCTGAATCACGGAATTGTCCTTGAGCTTGCTCATGCCGATAAGCTCAGATGCCGCTGCCACGACAACCCAAAAGGCAGGATGGGCAAGGATTTGTTCAACGTGCATGATCAATATGCTTTGATTCAATCCTAATCCTATTGGCTGGCTTTGCCTTCAAGTGCAGCAAGCCTGACATCATGGCTATTCAGCTTTGAATACATCTCACGTCGATCTTCTTTCATGTCCTGATGCAGCTCTTCAAGTTTGCCAGCGATGCTTTCCACCGCCATCGTCAGCCTGATGACAGCTTCGCGTGATTCGTTGTTGCGCTTGCTAAAGCCTGTTGCGGATAAACCAGCCACACCAATGGAGGCGCCTACAACTGCAGCAACTAACTCAATCATGGTGGGCCTCCTTCACTTCGATTCTATCGGCAAGGTTGCGACCGCCTTAAACGTTCTACTTCAGCTTGCAAAACATGGATTGCACTGTCTTGTTTCACGTCATCAGGTAATGCGCCCATCTCGCCACGAGGCCATTTGATGCGAAACTCGGTGTTCTGATCGACGTTCATGTGCATCTTGGTGATCTCATGCTCCAAGTGATAAATCTTGGAGTGAATGCCGGATGCCCACCAAACAGCAATGCCAGCTTGAACAGCAAGCGCAAGGATACCTCCTATCAGCTCAATGTTGATTCGATTCACCAAGCTGCGGTCGCTAAATTAATTTTACCTAGAAAGATTACGCTAATGGATCCGGCTTTCCAGCCAATATCATCAATGCACGCTTATAGTACATGCAATTAGTCTTGCCAGCCTTCTCAAGAGCTATCTTGACTTTTAACCAATTAGCTCTTGTTTCGGGATCCATTACTTTCCTTGACCGCGCCGCATCTTTCTATTGTGGCTAGGTTTTGAATGTTGACCATTGCCTTGGCGAGTTTTTTTAGGTTTTCCTAGAACGAAAGTTAACCCATTCAAGCTTTTAGGTTTGGCCATCAATCGTTATCGCAAAGATCCGACAGCGGTGCGCCTAAATATTGCTGAAACAAGCCCGTATAGGTGTGACAAAAAGGATGATCAGGATTGTCACGACCATCATGCACATACAAAGCTTCCAACCATTTAACGCGGTTGTTCATCGCTTCGGTATCTTGCGCACCTGGCTTTGAAGGAATCATTGGATCAGGTCGATTCATTTGCGTCAATCATTAGAAGCAGTAAAAAGGAGCGCAAAGCCTATTAAAAGTAGCGCTCCGGTTGCAACACCTGCGGCAAAGGTCACTTGTTAAAAACTATTGGATTGGAATGGTTCAGCAGGCCAAGGAGTTGCAAGGTTTGGGTTGTCGATCATGGCGACATTGCCATCATCGTCAGTTTGCTCGATCTGCGCTGAGCCATACAACAATTCTTTTAGTGCATCTACATCGGTGCAAGCATCAATTTCGCCTTGGCGCGTGTTGCAGGTTGTACGCACAGAAGCGCGATAAGTCTTCCAAGCTGCTGGAATGTTCGTGCCGGTTTCTTTGGCCTTAATCACGCGCCAATCAGAGCTGGCAAGTAGGTTGGCAGCAATTTCGTTTTGCTTGGCTTTCCACTGTGTTTTTAGGCCAGTAGTGACGTTGCCATTTTCATCAGTGCTGTCCTCTAGCTGTTTGGGATTGGATGCGCTCCAATAAAACCGCTGGTCATAAACGTCTTCAGCCGCTGTGGTCACTTCAACAAGGCCAACGGCCTCCTTTTCGGCTGCTGTGGATAGCCGCAACCAGTTAGCCGGGTATTGAACACCGGTATCAGGGTGCGTCCAGGCTTGATCGTATTTGACGATTTGGCCGCTGACAGTAAACATGACCGTAATGGCGATGGTTAAAGATTACCGCGCGCGAGCGGTTTTGAGTGGGTGTTCACTAAAGGCGGCGTAAATATAGGTTCCGCTAGAGGAATTCCACCAAGTTGCATTTCCTCTAATCTTAAAACCATTAGACAAAATATCCACACCGTTGCTGCCAGTGGTTCCATATTCAGTACCGTTATAATTGGGATTAAGTATTGCATTTGTAAGATTGTATCCAAGTCTTTGGTCGTCCCAGATAAACCAATCTCCAGTGCTAGAAGTGATTTTTGTTATAACAAATTGAGGTCTAAATCCCGTATAAACAAACGGACCATCAGCATCTCCGTTGCCTTCATACGAACCAAACGCGCTATAGCCTTCGACAGGTGCAAAACAATAGGCGATTATGTCTTCACCTGTGAAATTAACAGCAACAGCAGCGCCTAATGAAACCACACTAGATGTTGGGGCTGTGTTGTTGAAATAAGATGAAGCCGTGCCTGCCGCATCGCTAGTGTTAAGTTCTAAATACTTGGTCGCTCCAAGGCTTGCATGATAAACAATCCAGTTGATAGCTCTATCTCTGTTTTTAATTAAAACAAATTCAGGTGCAGCATTTAAGCCATGACCTATAGTTGCGTTTGCGCTTGTTCCCGTATAACTAACAATCGAACACCCAGCAGAGGCATTGGCTCTCACATTTGCAGTAGTGCTGCCATCAGTGTTAGAGACTGTTGAAGCTCCGGCGTCCCATGCCCAGGCGACGTAAGTATTGCCGCCGCTTATGTTGTAATCAGCGTCAGCGCCAAGGTCAAAGCCATCAGCATTAAAAGCAGTCAAACCATCTGAGTTTGTTGCTTCACTGGCTGTTTGATTAGGCTCAAGTTCCTGTCCAGTTCCTCGCACACTGTCTACAAGTTTGTGATCACGACTCTGACTCCTGCTCTTAATCCACACCAAATCAGGCGAAAAGTTTAGACCGCTGATGGTTTGAGTAGAGCTATTGCCCGTATAGAGCGCCACATCCATCTCTGTCGAACCATCGGCAATCGTTGGATCGTCTAGATTTGCCGTGCATAAGCACTTGTAACCACTGGGTGCAGAATAGGCAAACGGGCGTTGGCCGAAATTGGCATCACAACCATTGCCGTTGCCTGTGCTTACCGTTGGAAAGTATGGCCCTGTCGTAAGACTGCTATAAGCCTGCCCTTGACTTACTCCGTTTTTATAAAAAGTCAGAGTGCCTGCATCGGCGTCAAACGCAACCCCAATCACGTCACCGGCACCTGCAGACTGTCCATAAGTAGCTCCTGAGTTGTTGTGATACTTTAATCCAGCCTGCAACGTATAGGACCATCCTTCGCTAGTACTGGCGGCCCATGTGCCTATGTAAACGCTAAAATTAATAGTTCCGATTCCGACGTGAAAGTCGTAAGGAATTGATCCATTAACCGTTATTTCCCAATACCACTTTCCGGATATCATTCCAATCGTAGCAACGCTTGTGCGATAGTTTGCAGATCCGGCAACATTAAGATTACCATTGGATAGCGTAACATTTGTATAGGGCAAGGCTTCATTCCAAGTGCAGTAATTTCCACTTACCTCGCCGCCAGCGCCTGTATCAGTCTGTGTGCCGTTGATTGGTGAGTCGAAGAGGGAGTCGTTGCCTGCACCTGCAGTTACAGAGATGTTGTTTGCTGTCCAGTCATTACCGTTACCGCTTGAATCTTCGGCAATCGTTGTAGTGTTTGTATCGTCTGAGAAGTCAAGATGGAAACCATTAGTGCCATACGTTCCAGCGTATGCCTTTGGTTGCCATACATTGCTATCGTCAAACTCACCGAAGTCAGTGGGGTCTAGCGCCTGACCGTCGATTAGATGTACATCTGCCAAATAAGCGTCAGCATAGTAAGTGCTAAACTCCCCCGCTCTACCAATAGCGTGGAGAGTCGCTCTATTGACAAAAGTGTCGTAATTAAGTGTCGGATAAGTAGCAGAACTGAATTGCGTTACCTGCAACCCATTAACGTATAACTTTACGCGATCAGATGCGGTTGATTGCGTGGTGTCAGTAGCAACCACGATATGGTACCAAGCACTTAAGTCTCGATAAACGCTTGAAGTGTATATAGAAGTTGTTATTGCAGTAGGTGTTGCAGTTTCGTAATTGGCCACATATATTTCGTCTGAGGCAGTAAATCCAATGAATGTTTGATCATTCTGGGGAGTAAATGTTGACGACGCAAAAATATGTTGTATTGTACCCAACTCGGTCCTTTTTACCCACCCGCTCCAAGTCCAGGTCTTGCGATTGCCAGCAGATGACGGGGTTCTATTCAGATAAGCACTATCAGCACTGTTAAACCGCAAGCTTCGCTCAATGCTGAATTCCTCGTCCGCTGCACTAGCCAGCAGCAGAGGTGATGCAGCTCCAGGAATACTCATGAGACGTTCAGCAGCGAAGTAACCGTAATACGGCTGGAACTTTCCACATAGTAGGCAAGAACATCAACTGCACTAGCCGTTGTTGTCAGAGTCGGTGCCGTTCCACCAGCAAACTTATACACCGAGTTGTACGCAAGTGTCCTGCTTCCGGTCGTGTCTTGAGTCACCACAATCACGCCAGATTGACCAGCAGTCACATTTGTTGGAGCGCCTAGCGTCCGGTTGCCTGCAAGCGTCACCGTAAAGTTGTTGCCCAAGCTCAGATCAACAGCAATCGTTGCTGCATCGGTTAACGCAACAGGCGTTCCACGCTGTGCTTTGGTGAAGCTCTGAGCGACAGCAAGACCAGCAACAGTCGTCGTTGCATCAGGCAGCGTAATTGTCCGATCAGCTGTCGGGTCAACAACTGTCAGCGTCGTTTCATTTGCGTCAGCAGTTGAACCTTCAAAAATGATTGAGCTGTTAAACGTTGCAGCACCCGTGAACAACGCAGTTGAACTGAACGTTGCCGCACCGGTAACGCCCAAAGTTGAGCTAAGTGTTGCGGCTCCAGTGACTCCAAGCGTTGAGCTAAACGTTGCAGCACCTGTTACATCGAGCGTGCTATCAAGTGTTGCCGCACCTGTAATGACAGCAGTTGAGTCAAAGGTTGCAGCACCTGTAACATCCAGCGTCCCAGGAATGTCAACATTACTGGTAAATTCAACCCCAGTTCCACCCGCGTCAGTTTGCAGTAGTTGACGGGCCGTGCCATTCGCCAGCTTGCTAACTGCAATTTCTGCTGTGTTACTAATGTCAGCGTTGACAATAGTGCCATCGCTAATCATTGCGCTGGTGACAGAGCCTGTATCACCAGTTGTGATTACTGTTCCAGTAACATCTGGTAACGTAATAGTTTGATCTGCGGTTGGGTCGGCAACCGTTAGTGTTGTTTCATAATCATTGGCAGTTGCACCTTCAAACTGAATCGTGGCATTTGCGCCAAGCCCAACTGTGCCGGTGAACGTTGGGCTTGCTGAACCAACCTTTTCAGTGTCTAACTCTTCAATCGCAGCCTGCACATTGGTTGCTGAAATGTCTCCAGCAGGTGAAAACGAAACGTTTGATGCAACCTGAGCAACAACCGTGCTTGAGACATCAATTTCTGTGTATTCAGAACCTGTTGAAAGGATAAAATCAGGCGGACTTAGTGAAACCGTTGGAGCGGGTGACGTTCCAGTGCCCGCCTCACTAACAACAACGTAATATCCTTTGTTTGCTGTTGCTGCAGCCGGAAGCGCAGAACCTACGGTGAAACCAAGCGCAGTACCTTCTGATGTAACCGTCGCCATCAAATTGGTGCTGGCGTCATACGTTCCAGCAAGAACAACCTCACCAACGCTGATGCCAATAGGTTGCCAAACGTTGCCGTCCCATAGAAAATAATCCCCGGTCAACGAGTTGAGGTGCGTCTGACCAATAAATGCACCGCCAGCAGGCGTTGTTTCGGCAATTGTTGCTGTAGACCTGTCGCCTAATTTCGCTGCCGTAATTGCATCATCGGCGATACGTGCAGTGGCAAGAGCGCCAGTTGTAAACTTACTGACGCTTAGATCCGGGATGTCCGCCGCAGTCAGTGTTGTTCCTGTGGTGGCCCGACCATAGGAGTCCACAGTTATTTTTGTGTACGTTCCGGCGGTTACTCCTGTGTTCGTAAGGCCAATTGAACCGGAAGCGTCAATGCTCAAACCTTGAGCCGCAGGAACCTGCACAGCGCCCACAGCATTAGTGAGGGCAACAGGTAAATGTCCTGGCTGAAGTTCAGTCACATAATTGATGTGACCGTGCTCGTCATAGCTGATGTTTGCGACGATGTCTGCAGTTACGTCGTGCTCATGACGCACTTCGCCTGTAACGCTAACTTCTAAACCGCCATCGGTAGGAACAATGACGCCACCAACTGTCGTTGTAGTGGCTAAAGGCAAATCCGATGCAGGAATTGCACCTGTTGCAGTGATGTGACCTTGTGCGTCAAAAGTAATTCCGGCTGCCGTACCAGCAGTGACCGTATTGGTGTGGCCAATATTTCCGTCAACTTGATCAAGACCGCGATCAGTTACAGCACCAAGCTTTGCTGCGGTGACCGTTCCATCGGAAAGCTTGGATCCGCTAACGCCACTTGCGATCTTGGCGTCAGTAACGGCACCGGCTTGGATTGCAGAGCTGTCTACAGAGTCATTTGCAAGCTGAGAACTGCCAACGCTATTGGCAGCGAGCTGTGCAGAACCAAGGGCGGCAACCTTGGCCGCTGGAACGCTTGCATCATCTACAAGTGCAATGCCTGACTGAACTAGATCCTTGGCGGTAATCTTCTTCGTCTCTGACGCAGACAAATCCGCAACCGCAACCGGATCGTTGCCATCAAGACCCGGACCAGTCAGGGCAGGTAAATTACTGATTTCTAGATCAGGCATGGCTCCTTTCCGTTGCGGTTAGCGCAAACAAACCCAGTCTAATCGGGATTCTCCAGCAAAATGGCATTACCGTCCTCTTGAAGAAGTCTCGAGCCATCTTCCTGTAGCAGGGAATCAGGCGTAAATTGCTGGTTTAAAGTGATTGGTCCTGTCGCAACGAACTGCACGCGAGCGCTAATCACTTGAGTTGCCTCAACGTTGACAGCAAAACTTGTGACTAAGCACTCAGACTCATACCAGACGGGTGCGCCGCCGTCTTGCCCGTTATAGACGTAAAATTTGCCATGAAAGGATGCACCTTGCTTTAGACGTAGAAGCAATCGAGCAAGATAACTAGAGAACTCATAATCCGGCTCGCTGTCGCTGAGTCCGCTTTGTCTTGTATGCTCCCAACGACAAGATAAGGCACCTTGGCCACTGATCAAACCAGCTTCAAAGTAACTGTGGAATTCCGTTCCAAGTACATCCGTGTTCACCTGATCGCGGCTAGTTGTCAGCTCAAAATCCGTCACTTGGCCAAGAACATTAAAGTTAGAATCATCGGTTTTAATGCTGACATCAACAGCAGAATCTGGCTGTACTAACGTCAAAGCATTAGCACTAAGGCCGCTTACCGAAGCTTCAAATGTCGTATACAGCCGCAAACCTCCCACTGCATCAACATGGATGTAACCGTTCCAATCAGGGTAATAATTTAGAGATGCATCTAAATGATTGGCGACAAGCTTTAAAGGAGATCCGTCAACCGTGGCGATCGTTACACGATCACCTGTAATCAGTGAACTGAGTGCAAAGTCAACACTAAAGCGCTTTCGACTTGTATTAACGTCGTTTGGGTCTAGCTGCGTGACCAAGGTTTGATCACCAGACTCTCGTCGAATCTCAACTTGACCGGCAGTGCCTAGATAAACGCCCATTAGCTTGCCTGAGTGATGTTGGTTCCGCTAAGCGGTGCGCCATTCGATTCAAAACTAACGTCAGCCGCTAATACCTCGCCAACGCTAATCGACATGCTGACGCTTGTAATCAACGCAGGGATGTCAATGTATTTACCGCTAGATGTGCCATCGTCGATATACAAACGGAAGGTGACCGGGTCAGAAGCATCGTTTTCGCCATCACCGGCTGCCGTTCCACCGGAAACCTTGATGACCTTCTCAAGTAACGTGGCGCAGTCGTTGTAAGACGTTGCGCCTGAGGTGTATTTGTAGTAGTAAAGGCGGCAGCTTCCGCTCAAACTACGGATGCCATATACAGCGGTTCTGTCCGTGTCACCTAACGTGGTCGTCTCAAGCGTGCCTTGTGCTGAGGTAAACGACCAATTCACCACCTTTGCGGCAGCTGTACTACTGCCGTCAATAAATAGCTTGCCCTGTTGGCCTGCGTAGAACGGCATGATTTACCTCGCTCCAACAAAGTTTAGCTAGCGTCTAAGACGCCGATGAATGAGCAACTAACTGTGCTCAGTCCTGGATACACCGAATCAACCTGCGGAGGGCCGTCATAGCGGTATTTCAAACCGGACCCGCCTCTCTCGCGAAAGAAGCTTGAAAGAGACGCATCCGCACCAGCGTCCGCTGTGTTTGGAAGGAACAAGATATCGTTCCACTCAGAGTTGACGTTTTCGTAATGCTCCAAAATGCTTGCGGCATCTGCGTCCGAAATGTTTTGAAATACCAAATTCAGCTTTGAGTCAACCCTGCGGTTGCCATAACGAATAATGGTCTTTGCTCCGTTCTGCGCCTGAAACTCCGTCTGCGGATACGTCCCAGGTTCGTAAGACCTGCTAGACGGCTTGAGGTTTGGGAACGCAAAGGTTGTCATGTCAAAGAATGATTCCTAGACCCACAAAATCAGCAGGATTCCAATCCAAGATCTTCAGTGTGCCAGTGTTAGTCAATGGCATGTGAGATCCTGAGATTTCGATCAATCCGTCTTCTCCATACGTTAGCGACTCCAGCTTGTATACACGGCTTTGCTCACTCGTCATGACGACAGTGAAAACTGTGTTAAAGAATGCCGAGTCGGTGACTTTGTTGTCGGCCACGATCAAAGTGCCTTCTTTAACGCCTTCCGTACCAGGGTTCCAGTAATAGACAGAATGACTGCCGTTGGTCAGGCCATCGACGCTTGTTACGTAACCCTCAGAATCAACGGAACCGTTGTTAAACCTGCTGGTATGCGTTGAGTTGCTGGCAACCTTAAAGTAGTTGCCTGGTATAAGCCCCATTGCGGCCTGAGGCGTGGTCTGGAACGTAATGGTGTGATCAACCTGTTGCCTCAGGCGAAGAGCGTAATATGCGTATCGAGCCGCGTGTAATTCTGTAGTACAGAAACCGCTCATGTCGAATGTTTCCACTGGATCGGTTGACGAGCCACCCTCTGCATTAGACAGTCGCATTGTGAATTGTCTTGTCTTCGCAAACCCGTTTGGCACCTCTTCGCGCCAAAGCATTTCAGCCTGGAACAGTTGGCGTTCTCCTGGTCCCAACCACTGAATCTTCATGTCGCGCATGTTGCCGTCAGTGAACAGCGCCTTAAGTGCAGGCTTAACAGAGTTGCCGATGTTAAACGTGTTTGTGTAGGGCACAGCTGGAACCAACGCAAAACGGCCACCAATGACAGTTGCGTCTAATAATGCATACTGCGCATTTTGAAATACCCAATCGCGGAAGTTAATGCGCTGGCTTACGGCACCGTCCCAGGTAAAGTCATTTGCATTACAGAACTGTGATGCAATTTTCATCGAGTCTTTATCGACCTGCTGCGCTCCAAGGATTTTGCCTGCGCCCCATTCCGTGTTAGTCATCATTCCAAACACAATGTCAGGAAGAAGGTTGGAAGCTTTAGCGCTGCCGTCAATTAGGTTCTCAAGAATAATGCCTTTTTTCATATAGGCAGAAAAGCTGTTGAAATTCGACCACTCGCTAGAAGAGTTGATCCGCAGTCCGCCTATTGTCATGCCCTCGTAATTTGGCGTAAATTGCACAACCTTTTCGTTGATTGCAACAACTTCGTGCTCAGGCCCGCTTGTATTGCTGGCGGTTACTCCTTCGTAGGCAGGCACATCAAGGATGGCGTCAAAAGGTGAATAATTTTGCGCGTCGCGATCATACTCCGTAACGGTAACTGTTGTCGTTCCTGTAATTTCTACACCATAAATTTCTTTGTAAGTTCCGCTGCCAAGTGGTTCTTCCCATAAAACCCGGACAAAGTCTCCTTTGCTGTAACCTGTCCCTTGATTGTTAATGTCAATAGTCCACTTGTAGCCGATCTCTTGGCCTGCAGCGTTATTCCACCGTCGAACATAAAACTTTAAGCCACTTGCCTCCGGGTTGGCTACAGATACGTTCCTTGCTGGAGTCGTTTGGGCTTCTGCCGGATCTGTATTAGTAGCGGCCCCTTGTTCGTATTCTTCGCGCGCAATGCTTCGATATGCATAGCGATAAGGATAGATGTCAACAAGAGCGTTTTCTTTGCTGGGGTCTATAAGATCCCACAGATAACGAACATAACTCGGATTGCTGGTGTCGTACCCGTAGGGCGGCTCCGTGCTCTGATTGGCCAACGTGCCACTAGCGCGAACGCTACCGTCCCAAACATACTCGTAATAATTATCCGACGCGTCAACGAAACTTATTCTCTTGACCATATAGTTTGAGCCGTTATACCGAGTTCCCTTCGAGTTCCAAGAGTAAGCACCTGGAACACCAAACGTGCCTATTTCAGTCGGTGTAATTCCTATATTCTCAAGCGCACCTTCGTCTTCTCTTGTTTCACTACTACTTGCTCGAATAAACTCTGGATTAGTTGCATATGCTTCGTCAAGCGTTACCTCTTTGCCGTTGAAAACTACGACATAACCGTTTGAAAGATACGGTGGTGCTTCAAAGCCGTACTGCAGCTTGCGCATCTTGCCGCCGCCAACGCCACTTTGTGCCTTGCGGATTGCACCAATGCCCGAAACAGGACGCAAACGAAACTCGGTTTCGACGTTACCTATGGCTCCAGTATCAACGCGAATGTAGTGATACTGATCAACTGGTGTATTGCCCTCAACAAAAAAGTATTTGTCCCCAGTGATGTCGATCCATGTATCCGTACCAGCGGTGCGGACTTCGAGCATGAAGAAGCTTAAGCGCCGCAAATATTTGTTTATCGTTCCAAGCTGGATGCTTCCGTTATTCTCTTGGTATTCAGCGATTAACCTTTCAGATGGCCATGCAGTAACGTCGGTAAAGCCTGAGACTTGCTTCCAAACGTTGGACTTGATAATTAGTTCGGTAGCCGAACAAGGGCGAGTATTGCTGACAGTGGCAATTGCAGCCCGTTGAAGTGGGTAAGAATCGCTTGCGTAAAGTTTTGGATTTAAAGTAGCGTATGCTTCTGAAGATCCAATGCTGCCGGTATTGTCGATAGTCTCAACAAATCCTGGCTCGGTGATTGTAAAGTCATATTGTTTATCGTTTGTATTTGGAGTGGGTATATCGTCTGAGTATTTTGAAGGTGCCCAAGGTTCGTAACTGCCTAACACCCCGCTGATTTCTGTGCAAACACCAAGGGCCTTGTCTCCAACCAGATACAATTCGCCCTCTGCAATCTGAGAGTCAGCCGCAATGCGCGAAGAAATTGTTGATGAATTGACAAAACCTATTTCGTTTGGTGCAAAGTCAGGGTCATTCGGAACCTCTACATAAGTCGTGAGGCGGTACCGAATCCTGAAATCTTTTGCTAAAAACCCTTTAAAACCGACTGTTTCAACATCGTTGCCGTCAAGAATCGACCTAAAAAATGAGCCCTGCGGAAATCTGTCAAAATCATACAACAGACGTTTGATCTTTAGCGCATCTTTAAAATCATCCTCTGCGTCGGCAGGTGTTAGAACAAGCTCCGGTGTGGGGCGATAAGGTGTATTGTTGAACATCGGCGCATAAGCACCGAATTTGCTTTGCACATTAGTGAAGGTTGCGCCTGAAAACCAAGGCTGAATGCTTGCGGTCGCATCAAAATACGTGCCAAACGCATCAGAGTAAGGAAGATTTTTTAATCCGCTTCCTGTAATGCGGTTTGTTGGCTCAATTAGACGCCCTCCGTTTTGACGCCAATAGGCGGCAACTTTCTTAGAGGTGTAACCTTCCAGCAGGGTATCGCCGATCGCTAAACCTGCGTAATCTGGAACGCCTTCTGTGTAACCATCACTAAATACAAAAACAGCACGCAGCTGCTGGTAACCTTTCTCCGCGATCATCTGCGACCAGACGAGCGAACCATTCACACGAACGCCTTTTTTGGCGAAGACAAGCGGAATGGTCTGGCCGATAACGGCAAGATCTTGAACAGACTGGAATCCTTCCGTCTGCGCAAATCGATCTGCGCCAGTCTGTCCACCTAATGTCAGGTTTCTTGGCGTTTCCCCTCGATCTTCAATCTCAGGGCTTTTTGGCTTTGGTGCGATAATTGCACTTACAGCCGTTGTGACCAGTCCAATAGCAATTGAGACCAGCGCCGGAACAATTACCGCGTCATTTTTAATATCGGGAATATGCGCATAAGCCTCGTTGCGCTCGCCGTTATATAGCTCAGCTTGATCAACAAAATGCCAATACTCTTCTTCGCTAAGTCCTACGGCTTCGCACAGTTCAACTTCCGCTGGCAATAACGCTCGACGACCACCAGGCTGTCGGATGGGCTCCATTTCACCTCCGACTCTACGAAGCTCAGCCATCCTTCTTCAAACCAAACTGCCATGCCATAACCATTATCCGCCTGACATAGCGCAACTACACCACATCTTAGGTCGGCAGTAACCTTGCCCCATTTCTGCAGTTCGTCCTTAAATACATTGGTATCACCGCGCCGCAAACGTCGATACCAACTGCGTTGCGGAACAGGCGTTTCAATACCGTAGTACGTAAGCACGAAACGTGCCAAGCTTAAACAATCGCCTTCCGGTCTTGAGACGAAATCTGCTCCTAACCGGTAGCCTCGACCAATTAGGTCGTACGGTGTCATCGAGCTTGGATTCCGCCTGTGGTTGGTAGCTCTCCGACAAGCGTGCGGTTATAAACTCGATTCGGCAGTACCAGCGCAACAGCGTCAAGACTGCTGCTTAATGCAACCTCAACCGTTGTTGTGTCATAGCCCATCGAAGAGGCAACCCAATACTCAGTGGTCAATCTTTTTGCAACCGCAAAAGTAGTCGGATTCATCACGCAGGTGTCCATCCTGACGTTCCATTTGTTGCTGACTGCCTCGTAGGCATAGCTCATGGAAATAGGATTGACCGACATCACTAAAGACGAGACAAGATTGTCTCCTGTGCGGTTCTTAGCCGCACCCTGGTAGATAAAAGATAGATACTGAAAACCGTAGCCGTCAAGCTGGATCGTTTCTCCAACCTTGCTGTTTTGGAAACGGTGCTGAACTTCGCCTGTTGGCTTGTAGACCGTCAAAAAGGTTGTGAGTGCTTGGATGCTCATCGTCCCAGTCCGATGCGACCGCGTTGACTGCGGCTATTTCGTAAAGTAGCGAATGTGCGTGCTTCACCAGCCTTGGCACCGCGCTTTGTAGCCTCATCAATGATGCCAGGCACGGCAGAAGCTGGGACGTAATCCTCAGAATTAAAGTTAAGCGTCGGGCCGTTGTAGTTGACAATCGTGCCACCGCCGCCTGAAGCTCCGGTCATGCCACCTGAATCGCCGTTGCTTGGGATGACTGCGCTACCGCGAACACCGGCGTTATAGCGCTGCATTGCACCATCCATCTTACTTTCTGGAACAATATATTCTGGCTCAGAGCCTTCGCCAACAATTGCATTAGTTGGGCGAGTAACATAACCGCCTTCTGCAAAACCAAAAAACTTACTTAGGAATGGATTGCCTTGCGAAAGGCCGGCCAATGCCGTTTGTACGCCAAATTGGATCAGAATTTTTCCAATATTTTTCAATACATCTGAAGCAATATCTGCCAAATTTTTGGTGCCATCAACGGCAGCGGTAAGCGCATCGACAATGCCTGTTGTAATTTCGCTGCCAATAGATCTGTAAACCCCATCTAGCTTATCCGCCAAACTAATCTCTTTTTCAAGCTGCGCATTTTTTTCAACTATCCCACGCACTTGAGCTTCCGTTAGCTTTGGATTTTCTGCCAAAATCCTGTTAATCTTTTCATTGAGGATATATTCTTCGCCTTTGCCAGCAAGAATTGCCTCAAGCCTTGATTGCTCGTTTTGAAGGTTTAATAACACATCTCCAGCCTTTTTTTCTGCGTCCGCCTCTACCTTAAATCTTTCGTTGGCTAAAGCACTGATCCTTTCGTCTGCAGCAATAGTCGCAAGTCTTTTTTGGAGTATTTTGTCATCGGCATCAGCTTCGCTTGCATTGATTTTATCTTTTTCATACGCGAGCTGTTCTAATATTTTCTCCGTCTTCAAGGCCTCTTCTGCCGTTTTGTTGCCAGCGATTTGAGCGTTGACAATTTGTTCATTTAACTGCAGCAAGCGCGACTTAAGCGCAACTTGCGCTTGAAGGTCTGGCGTTATATCTCTTTCGGCCTTTTTGGCTTTAGAAGCACGAGCGCCACCACTGACACCACCTCCAGTGGCTGCGAGCCCGCCACCACCACTTGAACGAGAGGCTGCGGCTGTACTTGGAGCGCCTGCCTCCATGATTGCACTAAACGCACCTTTAGCAAAACCAATAACTCGCTCAAGCAACGCCCTGATTGGCGCAGGAATACTGTTGTAAAAATTCTGCAGAAGATTAGGAATTTGACCGATCGTGTTTTGAAAAGCAGAAAGAAGATTTTTCCGCAAACCTTCAGTTGACTGCAGAACAAATTGAACTGCGCCACCTATTGCTCTGCCAATGATCCTGGCCAAGCCGATCACAAATTGACCAACTTTATCAATGCCAGCCCTTACAGACTGAAAAGCATTTTCAAGCGACATTGCCGCATCGACAGCATCGGTGCCAATAGCACCTAAAATCGTATTCCTGATTTCTGCTGCAGCCGCATCAATTGCTTTAAATGGAACAAGCACTAAATTGACAGCGGTCGCAAAAGCCTCGACAGTAACGGCAGCTATCTTAAAAACATTCTTGATTAAATCACCAAAAACTCCCTGCTCCGAAATTAAATTAGTAAAGGCAGATTGCAATCTTTTAACTTGACCTTGTATAGTGTCAGTCGCCGTGAAAGCGGCTTTTGCTGCGGCACCTTGTGCATCTTTTTGATTCTCTAAAAGCTTGTTATATTTTTCCGTATCATTGAGAAGTGCAAGGATTGACGGACCCGCTTCCGTTCCAAACGCCTTGATTACAGTTCCGGCATCTGCGCCTGATTTTTTAATTTTTTCAAGAGTCTTGGCCAGGCCATCGGTGGCAAGCGTTGAAGCAGTAATTTCAACACCAAAAGCGGCAAATTCTTTACCAACCTTGCCAGCTGCAATTTGGGCAAAGGCTGTTTTTAACGCAGTAAATGTGACTTCAGCACCTTGACCTCCTGCCGTAATCTGCGCGACAGCAGCATTAACCTCTTCAAGAGGTACTTTCAAAGCAGCGGCTACGGGGGCGACTTTTGCAATGTTTGCCGCATATTCACCAATGACAATTTTGCCATCGTTTTGAGTTTGAATAAACCCATCAACAAGTTGAGAGGCTTTGGCAGCTTCTAGTCCGTAGGCATTGAGAACAGAAGTTGTTGCGTCTGCAACTGTATTTATGTCACTAAAACCACCAACGGCACCTTTACCAGCCGCGCTTAAGACTTCAGAGGCAGATGCTGCGTCAGCAAATCCGGCAGAAGCTACATCATAAGCTGAAGCAGTAAGTTCAACAATATCTGCTTGCCCTTGAAGTTCAGCAGAAACACCTTTTAATTTGCCAACAAGTGCATCACTGCTTACGCCAAGAGACCGCACCTTGGCCTCTGCAAAATCTTGCTTGGAAAGAACAGAGAAAATTTGAGAAAAAGCACCTGCTGCTGTTGTAATTGCAGCGATCGGACCTAAGGCAGCTTTTAAAGCAACTCCTAATGCGCCGATACCGGGCGTAGCTGCTTTTGCAGCAGCACCCATGCCACCAAAACCAGACGCAGTCTTTTTGGCGCTGCCACTAAATCCTTGAAGAGCACGCTGTGTTTTGCTGCTTTGCGCCGCTAAGGCTTTAAGCTTTTTTTGCGCATCGCCAGTGTCAATTTTGATCCCAACACTGGCGACAGCTGCCACTGCACTAGCCCATTGACTAAATGCAGTCTAACGGCGACGTTTGACCTTTTTCATCTCCGCTTCGTGCTCGTCGTTCAACAAGTCAAAATAAGCGGACCAAAGCAAAAGCTCGTCAAAGGTCATCTCTTCAGAAAGCTTGCGCAACGAATAGCCAAGTTCCTTAGCGACACCTAATTGAAGCCGCAAGAGATTATCCTTCTTTAGCTCCTGCTTTAAGATTTTGGGTCAACGTCAGCCTCTTCGTCGTCGCTAATTACTGCAATCATTAATTTTTGCAGATCGGAATCGCGCACTTCGTGACGCAATTCTGCCATTTCGCCAGCTTGGAACAGGCGTTGACCATTTTCGTCTTGTGCCTTTAAAACCAGCAGTTGCAACGCAAAAGCATCTGTATCGCCATTGGCATTTTTTTGAGCACGCTCACGTTCAGCCATAGTCAATGGCGTACGATAAAACTCAAACTCAGTACCGTTAGAAAGCGTCACAACCTTTTTGATTGGTTGCAAGTTGGCCGCTTTTTTCAAACGGTCTAATGCGCGGTTTGAAGATGAAGGCATGAACTTTATCTTGTCGTTGGCAGCATAGACAAAAAAAGCCCCTGACACAAGTCAGAGGCCAAGATTCTTTTTGATCCTAATAAAAATTAGCTGCGATCAAAATCAAAGCTAGGTGCATCGGATGGACGGAAATTGATTTCTACTGACTGAGCATCATCAGGATTGACCCCATAAGAAGCAGAAGTCAACACCACAGGCATTTCAATAGAAGTGCTTGCCGTATCGTCAGGCGAACCACTAGAAAGCGTCAAATCGGTGTAAAGCTTTAGCGTTGCACCGGCTTGCTTGCGTTGAATTACGTCCGCAATCAAACGATTGGCGATAGTGGTATCATCATCGGTCGTGTAAACGGTACAAGAGCCAGTACCGTCCGCAAAACCAGTGATAAAACTACGGAATGGTGCATTCTGACCAAGAGTGCCACCAATGCTGGTTACGTCAATCTCTTCGCGAGTTACCTCGAAAGACCATTCACGCACATCTCCAACCGATTGAAAATCGGAATAGTCAACACCAAAAGCACTGGTGCCGTCAGTGCCAGAATCAGTGATTGTGATAGTTGAACCACCAAGAGTGGCGGAAACTTGCAGAACACCCGTCGAAGACGTGTATGCAATAACGTAATAATCAGTTGCGGCGCTGATGCCAGCAGGCAAGGTGCCGCCATTGGCGGTAAATTGCACTTTATCGTTTACCTGAAAATTCAGATAAGTCGGAACAGTGATTTCATCGTCCGCAACGGTCACGTCGCTAGAAGTGAAAGTCGCGGAAGTGCCCGCAGGCTTGTAGTAAAGGGCGCCGGACGTACCGGACAGAACGGTAGCCATAGTTTTGAACGGTAGTGGCTTCGCTTTATTCTAAATAGGCTTCAAACGTGATGGTCGTTTGCGTCTGAAAATAATCTTCCGGCGATGCAGGTAAAACCTGCGCTGGCCCGGATGCGTCTGCAAAAATAATTCCATTAACTGTCTGCCTGTCAAATAAATCCTTTAAACGCTCCGCAACAGTTAGGTTTGCACCGGGGCCAGCCCCAATTGGTGAATATACATCGACAACTAAAGTTCCGACTTGTCGATTTTTTCCAACAGAAGGACCGATTAAAGTTGCATAGGTTTTGCTGCCAAAGCGAATAGAGACGCCAATCCATGTTGAGTTGTTTGGCGGCGAAAAAGAAACGTTTTGATAGCTAACAGGATAAGAAGGCGACAATGCCATCTCAGTGGCAATCCTAGATTCAATTACGCTGCGAACGTCGTTGTAAGAACTGGTCATCAATCGATCCTCGCAATACGCCTAGCTTCTGCTTCAGCGTAAGGCTTAAGATTTGCCCCAATTGTCTGAATCCAGCCTTTAGGCGCTTGTTGTGACCAGCCATTTGCAAGTCGTTCAGCGTATGGCAAATTATTTAATACGGAAGCCTCCAAGGGCTCGACATTTGCGTCCCAGTTGCCACGAAAACGACCAGTATCGACAGGGCTTTCTTGCTTTAATTGGGCGTCGGCCTCAAGAGCAACGGCACGCACAAGCCTTGAAAGGTTTTCTTCGCTGTAGGAACCGATTTGTGCAATCTCAATCTTTTTCATCACTAAGCCCGCAAGAAAAACACGTAAACAATTGCCGTATTGTCTTGCTCAATTGTTTCGACTTGAATGATCTGATGGGTCGTTCCACTAATTATGATTTTGTCGTCAACGCCAGGCGTCGAGTTGATTGATGATGCAGCGACTGTCAATTTCTTGTCATCACCACGAATCAAGCCATTAACTTCGCGTGCATTGACATCTTCAAGCACACCCTTAACGGTTGCGGTTGTAGTGCTTTCACTAGCCGTGCCAGTCGCCGGGTCATACGCAGCAGTTGTTACAAACTGCAACGTAACGTCGCCGCCGAACTTGCTAATTGCCTTGTTAGCAACCTTTTGCAGTGAAGATGCAAGCCCCATCAGATTCGATAAGCAATACAAGCACCATTCTGAAGCTGAATCGACGTAAACACACCGACTAGATGAAAACCAGCCGGGAACGTTTCACCTGCAAGCGTGTTGCCCGTGTAATTTTCACTAGCAATAGCAGTGACGGTTGTATTTTCGTAGAAATCAATATGCTTGAAACGACCCGTATGGGCCACACTGTCAGTGATCACTTCAGCGCCAAGCGTGTAATCAATGCCTACGTCGCCTTGTCCAAATCCTTTTGCCATGATCAGAGCCTATAAGC